CACGGAGCCATCTTTGAAGTAAGGCACCGTGCGGGTTACAAGCGTGTGCCGGTTCTTGGTGAGCGTAAACTCTGAGGTTTCAATGGTGCCGGCAAGTACCGTGCCAGTGAAACCATGCAGTTTCTTATCCTTGCTTCCACCGAAGAAGTATTGACCACCCTTATAGAGTGCCGAGTCGAGGGGCGCCGGTAGGGAGTCAATATTGGCAGCAAGGTTATCCAAGTCCTCTAAAGTGTAGGCCGGCGTGAACAGCGGGGCCAGCAGCTCGCATTCCTGCTCAATGATCGACCAGCGGTTGATTGCATAGTTATAGACAAGAATTTTATCAGGTGTATCAGCGGTTGCGTTATTTGAAACATACGACCACGCGACGAGCTGCGCCTCTGGATCGGCTGCGCAGGACATCTTTTCGACCTTCGCCTCGTCAAAATCTTTGAAGAAAAACTTGTCTACTTTTTCCGCCCCAATCGGAATGGATTGATTGCCTGAAAAGCGGTAGAAACCATCTCGCGCGAGGTAGAATACGTCGCCTCCAACATTTGCAATGCTGTCAGGAAACGGACAACCGCGCTGAGTTTCCACTCGGTTAATTTCGTATATAAGCGGTGAGCCGACGTAGTAAGCGACAGCAATAGCCCGCTCCATAAGGATGACAGCCCGCTCACCACCGACAAGGCCTGTGATTGCACCCGCGTCAGGAATGACCTGACTGTCAGCTTGATCTGTTCCAATGGTCCAAGATGCCTCATTGTTGATCGCACTCCATCTGACTTTATTTGGAACACGGCCTGAGCCTTCATCAATATTGGCGGTCCAGACTTGGTCTCTGACGACGGCGATATAATCCGCTTTCGGCGGGCTACCGCCCAGATTGCTAAAAGCGGAATCCGTCCCCACATCGAAGACTTGAAGCTCTTCACCTGTGCCTCCTGCTGCGATGACCTTTGTGCCAAACTGGCTGAAACGCCAACGCTCTGGGCCGGCTAGATCATAGGCGGGCGACCCCGACTTTGAGACGTCGTCAAGGTTGCTCGTTCCCTGATTGAATTTGTACAACTTCCCATCATCGCCTGCGAACAGGGAGACGTTGCCGCTAGCACTCTTTGCCGCAAACATCCCTCGTATGCGTGCTGTGGCAGCGTTGCTGAAGCTGACAAAGCTGGGGAAGCTGCGATAACCATTAGCAGCAGGCACGACGTTGTTCGCCACTGTGACGCCTGCATTGTTAAGATCGGGCTGGTCAGGCAGCCATTCGCCAAAAGTAATCATTGCTGTAACCACGTCCCATCGTTGCCGGCATCCTGCACAGACCAAACCTCTGATCCGGCTGTCTGGATAGTCCAAGTCTCACCGTCTTCCGCGACATCGGACCAATCTTCGCCCGGTATCTTGCCGATGGCGCTACCGCTGATCACAACGCTACCTGTCGCCGGCATAGTGAACACACCTGTAGCCGCGCCAGACGCCTCTACAGAGACGCCGGCATTTGCGGCTGCTGTGAGGACCACCACATAGCTTGCGGACTCTGTGACGGCCACAGAGGCGCTTGCAGACATGCCCCTGATGCGACCCGCTACGTTAGTGGCTGTGACGGCAAGCGATGCGCTTGCCTGCATCCTTGCGATGAAGGCTGCGATAGCGGCGAAGGCCACTGCGCCAGTGACGGCAGCGTCCACTCCGCGTATGCGGTCAAAGGCGTTTGTTGCCGTGACAGCGATAGAGGCAGATGCATCCATCGGGATCGGCACCTGAATACTAGCGGTGCCGGTTACTGACAGGCTTGCGGTTGCTGCGACTGAGAAAAAGTCGAAGCTCAGGCTGTCCACGTTGCCAAAGCTGTCGAGCGCATCAAAGTTGGCTATGATGCTGTCTAGTTCTTCAAGTGTAGGCTCTTTTGTAAAATCCAGCCGGATCAGTACCGCGTCATCATCCAGCGATCCTGAAATGCTGTCGAGTGGCGTCGTTATCTGATCAAGCGTTGGCTTCAGAATAGCCATGACTCACTCCTTACGCAGCAGTGATATCAAGGTCGCCGGTTGCAACTTTCAGAACATCTCCCGAAGCGATTGTCTTTGCAGCGCTGAAGCTGCCATGAACGAGCAGGTTACCCGACGATGAGGCGTCATAAAGCCCCCAATGGCTCACACTGCCCCACGATCCAGTCGCCGCTGCGAACTCTATCGCGGCATCGTTTGACATCGTTCCGCTGGCTGCCGCACCAAAGGAAACCGAAACGCGGCTGTAGTTGTTGCCGGACAGCTCTGTGCCGCTGTTGTCGTCCCCTAAAGAACCTGTCGAAAGACCAAGATACACGTTACTCGGAGCGGTGAAGGTCGCGTTGGCCCCCAGAACGTCCAGCACTTTGTTCTCGGCATAGTCAGAAAGCGCGCTCATGCTCTACTCCTAAATGTTAGCTTGCCGTGTGTAGATTGACTGAATGTGCAACGTGCCAGTGCCATACCGGCTGCGCTGCTCATCTTTGCGGATTTCTTCAATGATCCGCGAAAACTTCTGGTCGTAGATTTGCGCCCGCTGGTCATCCATCAGGTACTGATAGGCTTCGACGAGCGATCCCATGAGGTAAGCGTCGGGATGGCGGGTCAGCATAGTGTTGGTGGCGTTACTGTCAGACAGGGCTGACAGGCCGCCGATATAGATGATCTCTGCCGTGTAAGCGGAGTCAGGGACCGGACGCATCTTCATCTCAGTGCCGACAATACTGTAAGCCACTGGCTTACCATTGCCGCCGCTGGGATAGGTGTTATCCAGCGAGGTTGGCGACATATACTCAAGCACCGTGTTCGGCGAAGTGTTGAGCTTTACAGAGCGGACCTCCCGCAGATCGGTAGGCAGACTGATAAACTCATCGCTGGCCGTCAGAGTTGCGGTGGCCCGCTTCTCCTGCTCCCGCGTCTCAAGCTCACGGGACAGACGTGCCTCTGCAAGAGCAATGAAGTCGGGGATGTTATTGGTCAGGTCAGAGCGCGCGAGGCTGTTTGCCACTGCGGTTTTCAGCTCTGTATAATTCGTGATCGCCATTAGATGCGCCCGCCGCCTGTTCTAAAATGTCGGTTGTCCGGATCGTTCAGCCACTTGGCCCAATCGCGTGGATTGTCGGCTGGGTGACCAAACTTCTCTTTGAGCTGGACATAAAGCAGGTTCGGGATATCAGCGACCTTCTGGTGATGGCGCTGCGTATTACCGATCAGCTTGCCGTATTCCCACTCGTTTTGCTGACGTTTGTTTGCCTCCAGCACTTCTTTGATGTGCTGCTTCTGAACGATCTCAGCTTGACCATTACGGTCAAAATTCATCCATGTCTCTTTGCCGGCAGACTTGTCCGCAGAAATCAGTTTTTTCACGTGAAACTCCATGAAAAAAGGGGCAGCCGCAGCCGCCCCTTTTGAACATTTGTGAAAGGCTTAGGAGCCGTTCAGACCGAAAACAACCGCATGGGATTTCGGCGCGTCCGGAACCAGTGTCCACTCGCAGAGGATTTGCCTCTTCTGCGCGTCACCTGTCGGTGCAATTTCTTGCTCGACAAAGTTACGACCGTTGATGGCGCCAACCGCAACATGATCCGGATCGATCAGGAAGACCCGATCATTTCCGAGAAAACGAGACGGAATGACCTCAAGCTGACCGAAGTCGTTGAACAGGATCGACACCGCACCGTTGAAGGTAATCGGCTGACGAGCTGTCGTGGTCGCTTGGTTACTCACCAAGTTGGTGCCGCTCTGAGTCAGATCAGAGATGTTGGCACGGTTCGAGGCCGAAGCCACGAGGAGACGAGGGTTGCCTCCGTCGGTCCATGCTGCCTGCATGGCGCTGTCGATACGTGCGAGGGTCAGCGCGTGCGCTGTGCCGGTCACATCTGCGGCATCAGAACCGTCGCCGGTAGCAAACGCCATGTCGGACGGCTTGTCACCGTTGGTCATCCAAGTCAGCAGGGATGCCGACTTGCGCGGGTCAGAAGCTGACTTAGCGACGTTGGTGTCACCAATCATCTTCTCGATATCACGACGGAGATCAAGACCGGCAAGAACCGTCTGATATGCCACCTCACTCTCGACTCCCGCCTTGTCTACTGCTTCGACGGTATTCGAGATCAGGAACCCTCGTGAACTAATTTGATGCGTATTAGAGAAACGCGTCAAAGCAGTCACGCCGGAGTCGGTCATGTCCGCGCCTTCATTGCGGTGGTTGTCGGTAGCGGCAGATGCCAATTCCTGAACGAGAAATTCGTATGTAATACCGCTGGTCGAGATTTTAGAAGCGCCGCTGTATAGAGGCGTTTCGTCTGAGTCGATCCTTGCGATGACATCCGCAAGGGTTTCGCGCTCACCAATTTTGGTGGCGGTGGTCAAGGTAGCCATGTGTCACCTCATTTGTTTCTGGCTAGAAGAAGATCAACCGCTGAGGCAATGCTGCCTTCAGAGGCATGACGATCCGCAAGTTTGACCTTGCGGCGAGTAGCCACTTCATTCTTTGAGCGAGGAACTCCGGCCTTTGCCATTTTGGGCGCTTTGCGGACTCTCTTCTTTGCCTCTGGCTTTGAAGCGTTCAGCCGTGAGAGTTGCCACGAGTGATACAAGGCCACGATGGCCCGATGGTCAGCCGCGTTTGCGATCTCTTCGTCGGTATAACCAAGAGACTTTGCGTACTCAGCCAGCTCCGCCCGCTCCGTATCGCGGACCTTTTGGTCCTGCCATTGCGGTAGTTTCTGAAGCATAAGCTCTGACTGCTGAACAAGATGCGCACGCATCATGCCCTGCTGTTCGGTAGCACGCTCTTTTTGCACTCGATGCTGTTCCACCTGTATCTTCTGCAAGTTGTCCTTGCGTGCGTTCCAATCTTGGACAAGGCGGGTGTATTCCTTAGCGTCAAGCTCCTGATAGGCTTTATCCCAATCAGGCTCCTGACCAAGCCCCTGTTGGACTTGTTGCTCAAGCTGCTGAAGTGTCTGAGCATACGCATCCCGCAGTTGGCTTGTTTGTGCGCGCTCGGCCTGAAGCTCGGATTGCTCCGCTTCAAACTGTTTGCGCTGTTCCGCCAGTTGCTGCGTCTTTTGCGTGTAATCAGCCTCTCTCGTGTAACCTTTGAGTGCTTCATCAAGTGAGACATCAACGTCCTGTCCGTTTACGCGGACAGTGAAGACATCCTCCTCAAATTCACCTTCATCGGCATCGTCGTTGGTCTGATCTTCCTCATAGTCATCAACTTCAGGGTCAAATTCCTCTGACTCGTCGGTCGCCTCATTTGAGGGCATCACCTGATCTTGATCCGTAATGATCTCTTCAGGTGGAGCCTCCAACTCACTAGACGTATCCTCCGCCGGAGGGGTCTCCATGAGCAGGCTGGCCGCATCTTGTAGGGAAAGGTTGGAGTTGGTTTCCGCTTGGGGGTCAACCATAAGTCACCTCTAATTTATCTGTGTTTGAGTCTTTCTTCAGCAAGGCGACCGTCCTCAAGGACTTTTTGAAAGTGTCCCTTAAGAGCGTCGAGTGCTTGGAGAAGCTGGTAGATGTTCTCGCGGGCTGCTTGGTCAGCGATTGCTGACTGCTTCCACGCGGTAACAAATTCTTTATCGAGGGTTTCAAACGCCTCAACGATGAGCGGGTCGCGCATCAGGGCTTCGGCCCGCGCTGCACGTTCCGCCTGCTGCCTCAGTTTTCCCTCGTTCATGATACGCGGGTGAACCCTGTAAGGCTCATCGGTGAGCGATAGAAATCAGGCCGGTATCCGTAGCTTTCAGTGAAGCGCCGGTTCGCGGCATCGAAGTCGAATCCAGAAGGCAGGTTTGCCGGTGCGTCATCTAGCGACGTGCGGCGGAAGAAAGCGCCGGAGCCTGTATCTGCGGTGCCGTTAGAGACACCCTTTTCGCTGCGGGTCATAGGGCGGCAGGCTTGGAGGAAATCATCGAAGATGTATCCGTCCGGACACTGCTGTGCGCCGGTGAGCGGGTTTGTTTGCGGCGGGACAGTCTCATCATCGCTTGCTTCGGCAGGCGGTGCATAAGGATTATCACCAAAGCCGGTATAAACTTGTGTCTGCCCGAAAAATGGCAAATTAGGACCAAAATCACTGTAGCCGCGAACATCTCCCTCTGGGCTATCGCCGTAGGTAAAAATCCCAGTCAGATTTGTCGTCGGTATGCCTGATGGCTGTGACGTTTGTGCCGCCAAGATGTTGCGTGCCACAAAATCATCACGCCCCTCAAGATTGGCTTGCTGTGCGCGTGTAAGCCCACCAAAAGGTCTTATTTGACCAGCGGGTCCAGATTGATCGCCCGTGTCATAATTGAGAACGTCCATCGCCGTTCTGCCGGTACCGGTAAATGGATCATATTCGTCCTCCATGCCAGTAACGCCTGACGGTATGATTCGCCCGGTAGTGGTGTCAAACGGCACGCCATCTATGTCAGTGATCACCGGCGGGGGCATAGCTGTTGAGCCAACCGAAACATCACCGAATGTTGGAGACATTCCATCGCCAGCTAAATCACCAAAGTAAGACGTAGAGACGCGCTGTGGCACAACAGATGTAATCGTGCCGCGTCCACCAAGACCGACTCCTGTACGAACGGGGCTGACAGCGGGTGCTGGAGGCAAAGTCGCTGCGAAATCTTGGAACATCGACTCTGCCATGCCCCTTTTGAGCGGCGTATCCAGCACGGCAGGCGGTACCGTCATGGGACGACCCATCGTCACTATGTCCATTACAGGGTCACGGTCTTCACGCGGCTGTGAAGGCGCAGAACGAAAGTTCACCCCGTCTGTTTGACGACGCGGACCACCAAATGCTTCTTGCTCATAGTTTGCTTGCGTATCGTCTGCGGCGGGGCTGTCGCCACCGCTGCCCTCGTCTGTGGTGCCAGAGCCAAAGCAGAACAGGCGTGCCTCTATACGGCGTGCCATGTCCCATTTATCTAGGAAGTCACGATCCCACATAACCTGCTCGTCCTTTCGCGCGGCGATACCAGTGTCCACGCACGCCTTTGCCTAAAATGTCTCTAAACTTCGTCCGCACCTTGCGCATCATCTGCGGTGCGTCTCCGTGCGGAGCTATGAAGTCCGCAAAAAATAGGTTTTCTCCGCAACGCCACTCTTCCGGCGCAACGGCGCGTTTGCCCTGCATCAGCTCGAGCAGAACCTCGTCCGACACAAACGCCCATGTCACAACACCAACCGGACGATCTTCCTTTGCGAAGATGATCGCCTGACCGTGCGACATCGGATACGCAAACTGCCTATAGACGCGATCCAGTGTCCAATCGGTATAAACGCCTGCCCGCATGAGCAGGTCGCAGACATTGCCCAGCGTCATGCGCGCGGCAGGTTTGTGCTTATCTCTGCGTCGGTCATGGCCTTAGCCACACGGAGCTGCGCCTCTGCGGCAAGCTCTTCTCT